ACAATACAATGATTTCTTTGGTGAGTTTGAGATGATTGACAATGATGGAAGATACTGGGATATAGAGAGTAACTACAGACCTCAAAACTATAGACTCGGTGGAACACCTCTTGACCAAACACTTATCATGTTAAGACAACTACTTCCCGAGTTCAACAAACAATATGGAATTGAGAAGTCAATCCTAACAGTTATCACTGATGGTTATTCTCATGGTGCTGACTTCCTTAACAGAACTACTGAAGAAAAGGAAGACATGGTTGAACAAGAAAAAAATTGTTCTGATGATGGATATTCTTGGGGAGTAGAAAAGTCTAGAGACTTAATTGACCCATATTCAAACAAAGTGTTTCCTCTTCAAGACAAGACTGGTTACTATTCAAGAAATGAGTTCTCAACTACTCAAAACCTCTTGGAGTGGTTATCTGAAACATGTAATGTTACTGTTACTGGATACTTCATTCTTGATAAGAAGAATGACATGTATGGTGTTCTTCCTTATACTAACGAACATAGAGGACTAGACTATGACAATACATGGAAAGAAATAAGAAAAAATGGTTTGGTCTTAACTGCAAAAGGATACAATAAATTATTCCTTGCAGCTGGAAACAACCTAGGGACTGAAGGTTCCGATGAACTTGGAGACGAATTCATCGATGCAAAAAAAGTAAGAGTGATGGCTGCATTCAAAAGAAATCAGAAATCAAAAACTACTTCAAGATTTTTAACTAACGAATTCATTAAGGAGATAGCATAATGGAAGGAAAATATATGATGAATGAAACATTCATTTTAGAGAGAGACGATTACAGGGACTTTACCAATAGGGTAATGGTTCTGCAATCAAGAAAAGAAGAAGCACCTTATATCGTGGAACACGATTATATCCAAGACACTTTTGAAGTGACACTACTGGATAACAGGTATACACTAAAAACAATTATGGAGAAAACATCATGAGAGATACATTAAAAGTAGACCCAGCATATTACATTTCACATAATACAGATTATAGTGCATTTGCAGATGCAGTCATGGATGTCGGCCCTAGTCCTTGCACTAAGTTTGATTGTCCAAGACAATCACAATGTGCAGAAGAAAAAGTCGAATGCAAAGCATTTAGATTTTGGGTTAACAATGGTGAGTTCACAACTTACAGAAAAAAATCTAAAAAGGATGTGTGCATAAGTGTCATGATGGAACACTTAATGCAACCAATTAAATGATAAAAAAGGTTGACAATGACCCTCACTTTTTAGTATACTATAAAAGATGAGAAAATTAATAGATAATCTTAAAACCACGGAGACTAATATGGATAAGAGAAGTTATGACAGAAGTGAGTCAGTAAATATAGATGGGAAACCATTTCACTTCACCCCCGATAGGAAAGAGTTCCTATCAAACTTGACATCGGTTTTTAAAAACCAAACGTCATTTACTAAAGAAGATTTTGACAAAGTAGGTGGAACACCTTACTGGGTTAAATCTGCAAGATATAATTTTAAAGACAATGGTGTCTTCAATCTTGCAACTGTTCTGAATGGTGGTGGTTCCAATGTGGTTCCGATTACTGCACCAGTGATTCCACAAGGACAACCAGTGATGGCACAAGCAGTTCCATCTAACATGCCAGTTGCAGCTGCAACTCAAAGTGTTAATATGAATGACAATGTAAAAATCATTCCCGAGAAGATGTCTAACTATGTTCCATTCGGACATTTCAAAGATGTTAAAAACATCATCAAATCCAAAATCTTTTTTCCAGTATTCATTACTGGTCTAAGTGGTAATGGTAAAACATTGATGATTGAACAAACTTGTGCTCAATTGAAGAGAGAACTCTTCAGAGTCAATATCACCATTGAGACAGATGAAGACGACCTAATGGGTGGTCATACTTTGGTCAATGGTAATGTTGTCTTTAGAGAAGGCCCTGTTATCAAAGCAATGAGAAAAGGTGCTGTCCTTCTTCTTGACGAAGTTGACTTGGGTTCAAACAAGTTGATGTGTCTACAATCAGTTCTTGAAGGTAAAGGATACCTAATCAAGAAAACTGGTGAGTGGGTTTCACCTAAAGAAGGTTTCACAATTCTTGCAACTGCAAACACGAAAGGTCAAGGGTCAGACGATGGTAAATTCATCGGGACTCAAATCATGAATGAAGCAATGTTGGAAAGATTTGCAATCACGATGCAACAAGAATATCCACCAGTGACTACTGAAAGAAGTATCCTTAAGAAGGAAATGGAATTGAGTGGTGACGTTGATACCGAGTTCTGTCACAAACTTGTAGACTGGGCTGACATTATCAGAAAAACCTACTATGAAGGTGCGATAGATGATGTCGTGACTACTAGAAGATTGGTTCACATTGTCAATGCATACAGAATGTTCAATGACAAACTCAAGTCAATCACAATGTGTATTTCAAGGTTTGACGAAGAAACTAGAAATAGTATCCTCGACCTCTACTCCAAGATTGATGCTGGAGTAGACTTGAATGCAGAAAACTCTATTGACGAATCAGAGTCTTCAGAGTATAATGACTAGTATGGGTATATTTAATAAATCAAAACCAATTGATTACAAGTATAACGAAGGTGAACTCTTAAAGGAGTTCACTGCTTATGTTGACTCGACTTACGACCAACACTACAGTTTAAACAAATACCAAGCAACTGAGTTCATTATGGACGCAGGACATGGTGAAGGATTTTGTATCGGGAATATTATGAAGTATTCTCAAAGGTATGGGAAGAAGGGTGGGAAAAATCGTGCCGACCTTTTGAAAGTTATCCATTATGGATTTCTTGCATTAAATAATCACGATAAAAAACTACTCGAAGAATCGGGTTATAAAAAATAGGAGAGAGACTAGTGATGAAAATTAGTACAAACACGAGAGACGTTCTTAAGAACTTCTCAACCATCAACTCGGGTATAAGAGTTAAACAGGGAAATAAGGTTGAAACCATTTCCAATATGAAAAACATTCTTGCAGTAGCAACAGTATCTGAAGAGTTCCCAAAGGACTTTGCAATATACAACCTGCCTGAATTCTTAGGTGCAACATCATTGTTGGAAGACCCCGACTTTGAATTTAATGATGCATCTTTATCGATTGCAGACGACTCATCGTCACTATCATATTTTTATGCAAGTGAAGGAATGGTAATTGCACCCGATAAAATTATCACAATGCCTGAAGCAGAAATCAGTTTTGATATATCAACACAACTGTTGAATGACTTAAACAAAGCTGCAAGTGTTCTAGGTGTTAATGATTTAATCTTAGAGTCCGATGGAACTAAAGTGACATTGACTGTTAAGGATAAGAAGAACACTACCTCTAATACGTTCTCAAGAATTGTAGGTGAAGGTAATGGAGACACTTACACTATGTACTTCAAGATTGAGAACCTAAAGGTTTTAGAAGGAAGTTATGCAGTTTCAGTATCTAGTAAAGGGATATCTCATTTTAATAATAAAGATATCGACTTAGAGTACTTTATTGCATTGGAGCCTGATTCCAAATTTAATGCTTAATGCACTAAATAGTTTTGACGATGGTGCAATAGTCTCTGCACCTCAGTCGGGAGTAGACCATCTCATCAATCTTCTTGGGGTCTACACTTGTTTTTTCGGCGGGGAAAGGACACCTTTTATTAGGAATACATTATGAACGAATTTTTATATGTGGAAAAGTATCGACCACAAACAATTGAAGATACAATACTTCCCGAACAATTAAAAGAAACATTCAAAGACTTCGTTGAGATAGGTGAGATACCTAACTTATTGTTATGTGGTTCAGCAGGTGTTGGTAAAACAACTATTGCAAAGGCACTATGTAACGAATTAGATGCAGACTTTATTGTTATCAATGGTTCGGATGAAGGAAGGTTGATTGATACCTTAAGAACTAAAATCAAAAACTTTGCATCGACTGTTTCACTATCATCTTCTGCAAAGGTTGTTATCCTTGACGAAGCAGATTACATATCTGCAGATAGTGTTCAACCTGCTCTTAGGAACTTCATAGAGGAGTTCTCAAGTAACTGTAGGTTCATTTTTACTTGTAACTACAAGAATAGAATTATACCACCACTGCATTCACGAACAACTGTTATTGACTTTAGTATTAAACCTAAAGACAAACCAGTACTTGCACAACAGATGTTGTCAAGATGTAAACACATTTGTGAACTAGAAAACATTAAGGCAGATGAAAGGGTTCTTGCAGAACTTATAATGAAGTTCTTTCCCGACTTCCGAAGATGTTTAAATGAGATTCAGAGATACGGGGTTAGTGGTGAGATAGACAGTGGTCTTCTCTCTACACTTAGTGAAGAAAAACTAACACCACTTATAAATATGATTAAGGATAAGAATTGGAGTGGAATGAGAAAGTGGGTCGGAGAGAATTCAGACAATGACTTTAATACACTTTACAGGAAAGTGTTTAATTCACTTGAAGTGAAACTTGAACCATCTTCAATACCAGCTGCAGTTCTA